CATGGCCGCGAGTTGTTTGTCCCATCCAGTGCTGGCCGCGTGTTGAGTGTATCACAGTCTAAGGCGGCTGTGGGCGGCGGCGGTGGTGGCGTCACGATTAATCAGACTATCAATGTTTCCACTGGTGTACAACAAACTGTACGCGCGGAGATAAAATCTCTAATGCCTCAAATCGCAGATAGCGCGAAATCAGCGGTTGTTGACGCAAGGCTGCGCGGCGGATCATATGGAAGGGCGTTCTCATGAGCATCAGTTATCCTCTGAGCTTGCCGACTAATACTCGCATCAGAAGCGTTGAGTTTACTGCTATCAACGCGGTGGCATACAGTCAAAGTCCATTTACATTTGCGGGTCAGGCTCACGCTTACTCTGGGCAAACTTGGCAAGCTGATGTTACATTGCCGCCGATGCGCAGATCAGATGCAGAGCAATGGATTGCGTTTCTGGTAAGTTTGCGCGGGCAGTTTGGCACGTTTCTTTTAAACGACCCAATTGCCTGTTCGCCCAGAGGCACAGCAACGGCGGCTGCTATTACAGGTTCCGCTAACGATAGCAGCGTGACAACGGCGATGACGGGAACCTTGCTCGCTGGTGATTACATCCAGTTAGGTTCCGGCGTCAACGCAAGGCTTCACAAGGTTCTGCAAGACCAAAGCGGGTCAGGCACGTTGGAAATATGGCCAGCTTTAAGGGTTGCACAGTCAAGCGTATCTGCCGATCTAACTAGCGCGGCTGGAGCTTTTCGGCTGTCATCAAACCAGCAATCGTGGTCGGTAAATGAGGCCAGCATCTATGGCATTACGTTTGCCGCGATGGAGGTACTATGACCAGAAGCACACCAGCATCCCTGCTGACCGCACTTAGTCAGCCTGAAGTTCTCCCGTTTTACGCGGTTGAGATGGTTTTCGACAGTGCGCCTGTTCGCTTTTGGACCGGGTACGGTGATCGGACGATAAGCGGTGACACTTATATTGGCACTGGAAACTTGCTTTCTATAACTGGCTTGGACGAAGTTAATGACCTGTCGGCTAAAAGCGTCACCTTGCAGCTTTCTGGTGTGTCTAGCACACTGGTGTCTTTGGCTTTGCAAGAGCCTTATCAGCGCAGAGTTTGCAAAGTATACTTTGGGACTACTGACACTAGCACGCCAATCGAGGTGTTTAGCGGCTTGATGGATGTTATGACCATTGAGGATGGCGGAGAAACCAGCGTCATTAGTCTGAAAGTTGAGAGCAAATTAATCCGTTTGGAAAAAGCATCAAACTGGCGCTACACAAACGAGAGCCAGAAATCTCGGTATAGCAGCGACACTTTCTTTGCTTACGTTTCCAACTTGCAAGATCGTGACATTGTTTGGGGCCGTGAGGTTAATTCTGGCTGATGGGTCCACGGGAGCATCTCAACGCCTATTTGAAGGCCGTAAAGAGCAAGCCTTTCGTATGGGGTCAACATGACTGCCTAACGTTTACCAATGACGCTTTTACGGCGATGTACGGTGAAGGCTGGGCCGATGATTGGTTGAGCCGCTATATGGTTAATGATCGCCCTATGCGGCGTAATGAGCTAATGCGTGAATTCCGTTGTTCTGATTTTGGCAAAGCTGTGGATAAGAGATTGCAGCGCGTTGACTGCGTCCCGCCGCTGGGTGCGCTGGTAACGACCAAGAAGGCCCGCAAGTGGGTCACGGGCGTTGCAATAGGCATTTGCACAGGCAGCAAGTGCGCTTTCTTGGACAAGGTTGGTGTGATATACCTACCGCTGGACGATATCGACGGAGCTTGGATTAAAACATGAAGTATAAACTTGGAAGCTACACCGTCAATAATTGGGATGATTGGGATAAAGCCCCGCGCGATCCAATCAGCATCGGGACCGCCATTGCCGCTGCGGTTGGGGCTGGCACTATCGGCACTTATATTATCATTGGTTTAACATATCTCGCCATCAGTGCCGTCACATCATGGGCGCTATCAGCCCTATTCCCCCAGCCTGATTTTTCGTCTTTTGGATCGCAGGGAACTTTGGTGAACGCCAGAGACGCGACAGCTTCTGCTGATTTTGTATATGGTCAGGTTCGCAAGGGCGGGACTGTAACTTTTTATGAGTCAACTGGGGACGAAAACAAGTTTCTTCACCAGATAATCGTTTTGGCATCGCATGAAGTTCAAGAGATTGGCGACATTTATATCAACGATCAGATTGTTACGCTTGATAGTAGCGGGTTCGTTACTACCTCTGAATGGGTGATAAGCGGCGGGGCAAGTGCATCTGGGGTGCGCATTGAGAAATTTGATGGGAGCCAGACGGCAGCACCTGCTGATCTTTTGAGCGAGTCAGAGCTTACCGGGGCAAATGCTCTGACCGCTAACTTTATAGGGAACGGAATAGCTTATCTATATGTAAGATATGAATATGATGCAAACGTGTTTGCCAATGGCGTCCCATTAGTCACCGCTATAGTTAAAGGAAAAAAAGTATACGACCCACGAACAAATTCAACGGCTTACAGCAACAACGCGGCGCTTTGTATGCGTGATTTCATCACTAGCGAATACGGAATGAATGATAGCGCAATTGACGATGTAGTGTTTTCGGCGGCGGCCAATGAGAGCGACGAAGATGTAACCCTATCAGCGGGCGGCACTGAGAAGAGATACACGATCAACGGCATTGTGAAAGCAAGCTCACCTATAGGTGACGTGCTGGGCAAAATGTCTACCGCTTGCGCTGGCACGTTGTTTTGGGGTTCGGGTTATTGGAAATTAAAGGTTGGCGCATATACTGCACCAGTTAAAACTTTAACTTTAAATGATCTTAGAGGCCCAATCAATTTAAGCACCCGCACGACTATGAGGGATAGCTTCAATGGGGTCACTGGTACGTTTAATGACTCTGAAGCTGACTTTATTACTGCCGACTACCCATCAATAAAAAGCACTGTATTTAAAACTGAAGATGGCGGAGATGAGCTTTTGCTCGACTTGCCATTGCCATTTACGACCAGCGCGGCAACGGCGCAGCGCATTGCCAAGATGACCCTTTACCGAAGCCGTGAGCAAATGGCTTTAAGTGCTGACTTTGGGCTTGAGGCTTTCAATGTTGAGGTTGGCGACATCATTGCCTTTACGAATGCAAGATATGGCTTTAATGAAAAAGAGTTTGAGGTAGTCGGTTGGAAGTTCTCATCTAACCAAGACGCTGGCGATCTAAGGGTAAACTTGACGCTGCAAGAGACATCCGAGGCGGCTTTCTCTTGGACATCCAACGAAACATCAATCATTGATAACAATACAAATTTACCTGATCCCAACGCTGGGCTTGCAATAACCAATCTGGTTGCTTCCGGTGGAGGTCGCACTCAGAGTGATGGTACGTTTATTAATTCAGCAATATTATCTTGGAATTCCGTGTCGAGTTCGTTTCTGGCTTATTATGAAATTGAGTGGAAAGCCCTTTCCGATAGCGTATATGCCAGCACTACAACTACAGAAAACACCATTGAGCTTTCGCCTCTGGTTGACAATATAGAATACACATTCAGAGTTCGTGCAGTCAGCATTGGTGGAATTTCTGGGTCTTATGCCACGGTTTCATTTACTGGTGGTGGAGATGTTACTGCTCCCGGTTTGCCTACTGCAATTACTGCAAGCGGACATTTCGGATATATTACTATTGATTGGACTAACCCGACCAATTCAGATTTTAACTATGTCGAGGTTTACGAAAACACTACCAATACAAGCGCGGGGGCGACAAAGGTCGGGATTTCCGCTGGCAATACCTTTCAGAGAACTAACCTTGGGCTAAACCTGACCAGATACTATTTTCTTAAATCTGTTGATTACAGCGGGAATGCAAGCGCATTCACCTCTGGGGTTAATGCTACAACTACATATCTTGATGATGCCGACTTTGCTAATGGCATATACCAGTTATTCAGGGATCAAGGGCTGTATGCGATTAAAGATGTTTCTAGCCTTCCGGCATCTGGTGCATTTACGGGTGAAAAAGTATTTAATACCACTGACGCGAAGCTGTATAATTGGACTGGAACGGCTTGGGAAGCCAGTGCTACTATCCCCGGCCCCGGATCAATTACTACAACAGAAATAGCTGATAATGCTATATCAACGCCAAAGCTGGCTGCGGGTGCAGTAATAGCGTCTAAAATTGCTGCTGGTAGCATTACTGGCAACAAAATTACTGCCAACACAATAACGGGTGGGCTTATTGCTTCCTCTGGTATCATTACTAGTTCAGCCCAGATCAATAACGCTGTTATTGCTCAAGCTAAAATCCAAGATGCTGCTATCTCTACTGCTAAAATTGGCAATAACATGGTCACGTTCCCGCAGTTTGCACAGGGATCGTCGAGCATAATCCTACAGTATACCAATACAGCGAACACAACTGTTGTAAGTTTAACAGTTTATAACTCAGGCGCGCCTGCTCAAATCTTGGGGACTATGTCTTGTTCGCACTCAAATAATACCCCGGTTACTGCGGCTAATGAATACAGAAGTTTCAATTTCGTAATGTATAGAGGTGGCTCCGTTCTTACTGGCTTTAATGGTTCGCTGGTAGGGGGTTTTAATTCTCCGTCTATGGTTCTTGCTAAATTAGACAGCCCCGGCGTGGGGTATCATACCTATACATTGAAGGTTCAGAATGTTGGTGGTAATACTGCAAGAACAATTCTATTCTACCCCTTAATATCTTATGTGGAGTTAAAGCGATGAAGACTTACACAGTCTTTAATGCAGAGGAGATAGTATCTCTTCTAACAGTCACGGAAGAAACACTTCTGTTAAATATAAATGAGGGTGAAACCTATGTTGAGGGTTCTTATCCAGATGATCTTCATTATGTTAAAAATAATCAAATAAGAGCGTTTCCTGAAAAGCCATATTATCCAGTGGACTTTGACAAAGACACAGAGCAGTGGGTTTGGGACGAGACTTTATCATGGGCGCAATTAAGGGCCGAAAGAGATGCTCTTTTGAGAGACATGGTTGACCCTATTGTAAGTAACCCCCTACGATGGGCTGGCCTTACTTTGGAAGAACAGCAAGAGTACGCTGATTACCGTCAATCCCTTCTTGACCTTCCAGCCAACACAACTGACCCTAAAAGCCCACTTTGGCCTATATCGCCTTAGTGATTTACTACCTAGAGCCTTTGTGCTAGATTGCACGGGCATACGCTAACACAAAATTCGGAGGCCAATCATGGCGACTTTTAATAAAGTAAACGATTTCGTTGTGAACGCTGTTCACAATATGGACTTAGCCAGTGATCAGGTCAAGGTTGCACTGTCCAATACTGCGCTGGCTTCAGAGTCTAGCAACCCATCCAGTGATGGCAATGGTATTCTAGCAAACGTAACTCAGGTTACTTATACATATCTGTCTACTAGGGATGTGACGACATCTTCGTCAA